AAGATGTGGTGGAGTATAGCTTGTTCTGATGATTGGAGTCCAACTCAATCAGAATTATTTTGCCCTCATTGTGGCAAAAAACAAAATTAGTGGTTGACAAATGATTTTTCATATGGTATAAATATACTTGTGATTGTTTGAGACAATCTTGAAACTAGACAGGACTTGGCTTCATCGCCAACTGCTCCACCAGATTCTCTAAGATGTCGATTCTACTAAATATAATAGGATCGACTGATTGGAGAGATAGATGAAACATAAACACCATATCGTCCCAAAACATATGGGCGGTACAGACGACGAAAGCAATTTGGTAGAACTTACCATAGAAGAGCATGCAGAAGCACACAAGAAATTGTTTGAAGAGCATGGTCATTGGCAGGACTACATAGCTTGGAAAGGATTGACTGGATTACTATCATCGGACGAATGTAAATTCATTGCTATGATGGAAGGTAGTGTGCGGGGTTCTGCCATTTCTAATGGTGGGTTCAAATACACTAACGGAAAAGAAGTGAAGAAGTTTATGCCTTGGGAAGTTCCTGATGGATGGGAAAGAATACCACCATCGGAAACAAGAAAAAGGGGCATTGGTTCTGGGACCAAAGGAAGAAAATGGTTTCATGATCCAACTACTGGTGATAGGAAGGCGTTGTTGCCTGATGAAGAAATACCAAACGGATGGATAGCAGGACAAGGAAAAGGGTCCAAATCCAAATCCAAATGTTACTGGTATACTGACGGCACGACGGAAGGTCAATTTAAGTTGGATGGTGCGCCTAAAGATTGGCAACGCGGACGACTTAAAGGTGTTTATGGTGGGAAAAGAGTTATGGGGCAGAACGGATCGACTGATAGTGTAGGGAAAGTTTAGATCACCGTGCGGAAGCTACGTAACGCAACAAACTTAATAAATGCTAACGATAATGAAGCATTTGACTACGCTCTAGCAGCCTAGTCTGGGTTCGGTGGGCACCTGGAAACAGAAGCCCACCACTTATTCCCCAATAGCTCAATTGGCAGAGCGTCGGATCCAGGTTGGGGAGCCATTATAACGAGGAGAATATGTTAAAAGAATCTGATATTCAAATTGGTAATATGGTCTTCTTCAAAGATATTCCATGGAAAATATATGTAATTTGTAGAATAACAACTACAGATATGGTTCTATTTCCTACAATTGGTCTCATGGAATCTAAAAATGTTTCTATTAATTCAGATGATTTAATTTTATGGTCAAGCATCGATTCAAGAACATATCAAAGAAGAAATGTCTGAAAAAAGACATCGTATAAATAGACAATTGTCATCATTTAAAGAGGATAATCATGTCTATTATTAAAGTAATTGAATCGGATAAAAAATTACTTATTGTAGAGTATGAAGATGGTTCAAAAGAAAAAAGGACTGATGGTACTGTTGCCTGGAGATGTAATAATCCAGGTAATTTAAAAATTGGTTCTTTTGCTCGTTCTATGGGTGCAATTGGTTCAGATAAAGGTGGTCATGCTGTATTTCCAACATATGAAATGGGATGGCAGGCACATTATACCCTTTTATTCAATGAAGAATCCCCTTATTATAGATTAACATTACTTGATGCAATGAAACGATATGCACCTGAATATGATGGAAATAATCCAACACAATATCAAATGTTCATTACAAAAAAAACAGGTGTTGATGCAAATCGTGTATTTAAAACATTGACAAATGATGAAAAGATTGGTATTGTAGAATGTATGCAAATCTTCGAAGGTTATAAAGAAGGTAATGTGAGTCAATACAATGAAAGGAGTGTTTTAACAAGTGAACCAAAAACAAAAAAACCTATCAGAAAACCTAACAGAAAAACATCAAACACAGACTGGAAAAACACCGTCTTTGGAAACGATTCCTGAAGACAAAGCTAATTGGTTTGATTTGATGATTTTATTTTTACTTTATGCAAGCTATGTCGGCTATGTTTATTATATGGTAACATAGGAGATAAAAATGCATATTTTCTATAAATGGATGAACTTTATTGCTCATCCTTTTATGTCATCAATTATAATTTCTTTTATTATCTTAATTTCAATTTTTGTAAGTTTTGCAGAATCAAAACCACGAACACTGAATTATAAACCTGAACAAAAAGTAATTGTTAAAGAAGTTATTGTTCCATTACCTGCAAAAAAAGTAGTCATAACTAAAGTGATTCAAAAGTCTACTGATAAAGTATGTTCAACAAATCCATTAGTTTGGCATATTCCACTGGGTTCAAAACGAATTTATGTAGAATATCAAGATTCAAATGGTAAAAAAGTATTTGATAGAGAATTTGGTGTTGATCCGAAACATCGTATTCGGATTTTTGCATCTAAGAGGTAATGATGAAATTAGATTTGAATAATATATTTTTTATTAGTTCTGAAATCGATAAAATGGTAGAAGATATGGATATCGATTATATTGATGCATGTCTTCTATATTGTGAACGTAATGAATTGGAGGTAGAATATGTAGGTGATATTATAAAGAACAATCAAAATATCCTTGGTAAAATTCAAAAAGAAGCTGAGGATTTAAACTATCTACAAAAAGAATCACGTCTATTAATTTAGATGTTGACATGGGTTCTAATATGGAGTATATTAGAATGACTGAATTGTTTGTTATGACTTATACTAATAATACAGTAAATACAAAAAATACAACTAATATGGAGAATACAAATGTCTAATAATTCTTTTTCACAACTTAAATCATCACGTAAGAGTTCACTTGAAAAACTTACAGGTGAACTAACTAAAATGCAATCTGGATCACAACAATCTAATGGACCAGATGAACGATTTTGGACACCTACTGTTGATAAAATGGGTAATGGTGTTGCAGTAATTCGTTTTCTACCTGCACCAAAAGATGAAGATGTTCCATTTGTTCGTATCTTTTCACATGGATTTAAAGGTCCAACAGGTTCATGGTATATCGAAAATTCACGAACAACTATTGGTGAATCAGATCCTGTATCAGATTTGAATACTAAACTTTGGAATTCTGGTATTGAATCAGATAAAGATCTGGCACGAGACCAAAAACGAAAATTGCATTTTATCAGTAATATCCTTGTTGTTAAAGATCCATCAAATCCAGAAAATGAAGGTAAGGTATTTCTTTACAAGTTTGGTAAAAAGATTTTTGATAAACTTAACGATCTAATGAATCCTGCATTTGATGATGAAGAACCTGTAAACCCATTTGATTTTTGGGAAGGTGCAAATTTCCGTCTCAAAATTCGTCAAGTGGATGGTTATCGTAATTATGATAAATCTGATTTTGATACATCTAGTTCTGTATCAGATGATGATAGTGAACTTGAAAATATTTGGAATCTACAATATTCTCTACAGGAATTTGTTGACCCAAAGAATTTTAAATCATATGAGGAACTACAGAATAAATTAGATCGGGTTCTTGGTAATGAATCAGTGGTAGTAAAACCTAAAAAAGTTGTTAAAGAATTAGAAGAAGAATCACCACCAGAAATGAAATCTGTTTCAACAGATTCTGATGATGATTTAGATGAGTTGTTTAAGAGTTTGTCAGAAGAGTAATTGAGAAAGGGGGACCAAAAATCCCCCTTTTTTTATACGAAACATCTACCATAAGAACCATATCCACCTGAACCTGGACTTGATGGTTCACTTTCTGGATGATTTGTTCCACCACTACCACCTCTTGAACCACCTGTACCTGAACCAGAACTTGATTTTTGTGATTTAGATGTTGCAGTAGAACCTTTAGCTTGTTTTTCTTTTACTTCATTTGCTGCATCAGATGCTTTTTGTGCAACATTAGCATCATTTAATCCACCAGTCATTAATTCGGTATTTTGTGGTGCCTTTTCTGCTTCTTGCACAGCATCACCAATATCACCAATATTACTTGCAGTCCTTTCTGATGCTTTTTTAAAATCAGCAAATTCATTTACTGGTGCTTGTGGTAGTTGTGGTGTTGATGGTAATGATGATTCTGCTTCACCAATATCACCGTATTTTTTAAATTGCCCTCCATCCAGGTTAGCTAAAGGATGGACACGACTAGCTTCCAGCATAGCTGCTTCTTCTGCTGCAACTCTATTTGCCCCTTCTGTTCCAGGTGGAGGAGCAAAATCACCAAATTTTTGGTTCATCATTTGTGCTTGTTGTGATTGTATCATAGTTTTATCCATTCCAAATATTGCTTGTCGTTGTTTTTCAAGAAGTTGTCTTTGTTCAATAATTCGAGCGTTAATTTGAGCGTTTTCTCCAGCAAATGCATTTCTACCAAACGGCATTCTTTGAGCTGCATCTGCAGCTAAAGCTGCATCTGATACACCAGGAACCATCATACGTTGTGCAGCTGCTTTTTGTTCAGATTGTAATTGTGCTGATCTAATATTTGCATCCATTACATC